AGGGCAACCTTTACCGATGAGAGAGTTTAAAATAGGAGACTACCTTGTTCAGGTTGACCTTAGCGAACGGATGGTAACGGCAGTGTGGGAAGATGGGAAGGAAATCTTAGATACCTTGCCTAACTCCAAGGTCTTTGACCTCATGAATCTTGCCGAGCAACAGGCAAGAGAAACCTATGAGGATGACCGAGCCGAGTCTCAGTTTGAAGATTGCTATCACGGATCTTGAATGTCCTTTGAATTAGAGCGGAGGGTTTGGGCTATCCCCTTACCCTCAACAGAGAAGCTTGTGTTGTTGTGCTTGGCCAATCATGCCAATCCAGACAACGGCCTGTGCTACCCTTCAACATCAAAGATAGGGAAAGACACAGGGCTTCACCCGAAAAGCGTTTCTAGGGTGCTTACAAAGCTTCAGAAACGCAAGCTCGTTACAATCAAGAGAAGGATGGACAACTCCAACCTGTTCACCGTCACCCTACCTGGGGGTGGTAACCCTGCGTTACCCTATCCTAGTATTATAATATCTAAAGAAAGTTTATAGTCTGTTAGAGTAACCAAGAGTTACTTACTGACCAAGAATTTTGTTATAGGTTACCAAGAATTATGAAATATAAACCACCAAAATCAATGATCGACAATTTTGAGACGGTATTCAAAACCGTTTCAGACCTCTATGGTGTATCCGTTCAGGATATGCGGGGGAAAAGAAGACAACACCACATTGTAGAGCCACGCTTTGTGGCAATACACCTAGCCAAGATGACTGGCCGACAGGTTTCATGGCCATTGGTTGGCTGGTATGCCAATCGGGATCACTCATCTTGTGTCTATGCCGATGACAAGGTGATGGCTTGGAGAGATACGGATAAGAAGTTTAAGCAGAAGTTGGAACGAGCGGCGCAAGCAGTGGCCGCAGTCCTTTAATAAAAAAACAACCAATAAAACAAAAAAAGTATGGCCGAAAATAAAAAAACCACACAGCAGTTGACAGAAAACGATCCATCAATCAGGGATCTTGCTCTTGTCAGATATAAAAACAGAAAAGAACGGCGAGGCAGACCACGCAAGTGGATGCCAGGAGACAGGGTAAGGTTGCAGACTACTATCAGCCCCGAAACCCATGATCTCTTGCACCGCCTGGCGTATGAACAGCAGTGTTGCACCGGAGTTATCATAGACCGGATGCTAAAACCAGAACCGAGAGAACAAAACCAACCCTTACATCTTAAAATATGAAAACACCTGAAGAAATAAAACGGGAACTCAGCACAAAAATTGATAGGCTCATGGCCGATATGTTTCCCGCCGCAAAGCGGGAGGCAGGTGGCCGGTATGTCATGGCCGACCTGAGAGGTGATGTTGAGGGACGGTCTTGCAATGTGTTCAAGGCCCAAAACAGTAGCGTGTACGTTGCCAAGGATCACCAGACTGGGGAGAGTTGCAACATCTTAGAGCTGTGTCACCGCAAGCTCGGTGGATCGTTCTCCGAGACGATGAGATGGGCTCTTAAATTTTGTGGGTTTGAGCAGATTAGAACAATCAAGAAGGAGGACAGGGTGGAGGTTAAGGAGATTCCTGACACTGCACTAAGAGGCTCCGAGGTTCACAAGTATATGGTTGAGAAGCGGGGGATAAACGAGCGCACCCTTGGTAAGTACAACATCTTTGCCGAGGAGAAGAATGGCTCTCACTGGTGGGGAGCCCCGCTCTATGACACCGAAGGCCGTTGCCGAATGCTCAAGTATACGTGCATCACCCGCATCGGGAACAAGAAACAAATCTATTCCACCCAACCTGTATTCAACTCACCGTTTGGACTGCACCTAGTTGGGGAGGATGACCGAGAGCTTATCATCTGTGAGGGTGAGATTGATTGTATGAGTCTGCACCAAATGCAGAAGGAGAGTAACATTCCAGTCATTGCTGTACCATCAGCGAGCAACCACGGGTGGATTGAGAACTGTTTTGAGATGCTGACTAGGATGGAACGCATCTACGTTGCCAGTGACATGGATGACGCAGGTCAGCAGATGTTTATCAAGCTATCTCAGAGGCTCTCAGCGGACCGCTGTTACCGTATTGAGATACCGGAGCCACACAATGATGTAAACGATTGGCTGGTCAAGGATCACCCCACTGAGGACGATCTGAAGAAGCTTATGGATAGTGCAAAGGGCAACGAGCCAGAGGCTTTGGTAAGGCCCAATGATTTTGTGTTGCAGATGCAGGATTGTGTAACCCAGCAGGAGAGGGAGAGAGAATGGAAGAATTGGTGCTTCCAAGATATGCCCCTATCCTTGAGGGAGAGCGAGCTACTGACCATCATTGGCATTCCAGGATCAGGCAAGAGCCAGATAGCATACCAGCTACTGCTCCACCTAGCCAGCACAGGAACGAAGTGTATGGCCGTATCCTTTGAGGTTCCCATTGAGAACATGATGCTTCAACTAGGAACACAACTTCTTGGAGAGGAGCCGAAGCATGAGCAGTGTGCACAGGTTGCCGACGAACTTGGAGAGAACATCTACTTCATTGATGACACCAACTTCCAGAACCGTGGAAACAATTGGGATGGTCTCAAGTCCGAGATAATTTTAGCCAAGCAGAAGTATGGAATAAATACCATTATGATAGACAGCTTCAGCTATCTTGCACCGAAGCTTGACTTTGAACAACAGGGTCTTATAGCTAAAGACTTAGCTAGGACAGCCGTGAAGCATCAGCTTTCAATTGTCCTAATAGCTCACGCCGATGCAAAAAGTAAAGAGAATGGGGGTACTAAGTATGCCCCTACCAGCCCTGGATCTATCCTTGGCAGTCAAGAACTGTCTCAGGCCAGCCACACCATATGCAGTATGCACCGCAACACTGCTAAGGAACTGGTCATGTCCAACGGAAGTGCTGAAGAGCAGGACAAGTATAAGAAGCAAGGAGACGGCACATTCACCTGCTTCAAACAACGCAACAGCGGGGTCAACTTTAGTCGCGACCTTTGGTTTGATACCAAAACCCGACTATTCCAAACAAGCCCAATCTCTACCCTCTCACCAGAGGATGAGTATTGGTACAACGTAGACTAAAAATAAAATGTCTGATCTAAAAACAATAAAAACAGTGCGTCTCATGGGAGACGAACCAAGGAACACACCTAACGGGGACCTCTGGGGGTTCTGGTTAGAATTTGACGATGGCACAAAAGGAGTTGCCAACGGCAAAAGCAAAGCCCCTCGTTGGGCAGAGGCGGGAGCCACAGTGGAGGCAACCGACTCAACATACAAGACCCCGAAGGGTCACACCAAATGGAAAATCTCAATACCAAGAGAGATTCCACAGGACAGTCAGGGATTCACCGGACACCAGTCCAAAGATGGAACCGAGACGTTCTACAAACGACCTAGCTATTCCAGCAATGGCAGTAGCGGAGTAGACAAGGGCAGAGAGATTGCCATTCAAGCTTGCATCAACCAAGCAAGCCAAGTGGCAGCTCAAGACAGCACGTTCAAGAGCAATGGATACAGTGAACAGTTTAAATACACTGTATATTCCATCGCAGTGGACTTGCTAGAAGTTAGGGAAGCTATCCAAGAGGGCCGAGAGTTGGTTCAGGAAGAAGGAGCACCATTCTAATTAAACTGCGGGGGCTCTGGCCCCCGCTTTATATTATGGCACATTTTTATGAAGTAAAAAAAGATACGGGGTTCCTTCGGGATGACCTGTCCACTCCGGCTCAAGCTCGGAAAGAAACCAAAAGCAGTGGCAAGGCTATCGTTGCCAGTGTAACCGAGAAGCTGAAGGTGTACCCAGATTTCTTCTTTGAAACTTGGAGAACCAAGAAAGCGATAGAGCTTACCAAGGAAAACCCACACCTCGGTGAAGAGGAAATCATGGACATGATGTGGGGGATGAGGGTCCACCCGAAGACTGGCGAAGAGGTGAAGAGTTCTTCTTGGGGAACCGAATGCCACAAACATTTAGAAACCACCATTTGTGGGGGTCAGTGTCCCCAACCCTGGGAACCCTTTGTCATTCCGTTCGTTGAATGGGCAGATGACCAAGACCTAGAAGTTGTGGAAGTTGAGGGAGTAATTTCCAACAGTGACCAAGAATTTAACACAGCAGGAACAATTGATCTACTGGCCGTACACAATGGCAAGCTTGCCCTCTTTGACTATAAGACAAGGGATGTGGCAGAGCATCAGGAGATTTCCCGCAAGGCATATCACAAGGACGCTATGCAACTAGCAGCAGAATCTAGGATGGTGAGGCTTGCCAGCTACCTAGACTATGACCCGCCAATCCACACCGTCATCATCAATACCAATAACGGAAACACCCATGTCAAGACGTGGACTGAACAGGCACAGGCCAAGGCACTGCATGATGCTATCAGTTGCTTCATGTTCTATGATCTGGTCAACAAGATGCGATGAAGGTTTGGACTGAAGCTAGACTAAGATCTTTTATGATGTCCTGTGTTAGATCGGGGACTAGGAGGTGGGCTCCAAAATATCAAACACTCAACGAGTCGTTTGTTGAAAGCCAGAATAATCCCAAGACCGGAAGGATGCGGAAGATGTACCGATGTGCTATTACCAATAAGCTTTTCCCCGCAAAGGAAATGCAGGTTGACCACATAGATCCGGTGATCCCCGAAAAGTGGGGACGCAAAACTAAATACCTTGGATACAATTGGAACGAGCTTCTTCCTAGACTTTTTTGCGGAAAGGAAAATCTGCAAGCAGTTAGTAAGGAGGCCCACAAAATTAAAACAAAAGAAGAAAGTGCTAGGAGAAAAAAGAAATGAACGACGATGATAGGTTTAAAAAACATTTAGCTCAAAGCCACAGTGCTGTTTGGAAAGTTTCACAATACCTAAGCAACAAGGGGCATCCAGTTACAGTGCCTCCGACATTCGTAACTCCTAATCACAATGACTGGAAAGAGTATGCAGATGATGGAGACATCTACATGGGACAAAGGATTGAGGTTAAGCGACGTGGGTTTTCCTTTTCATCTGAAGATAGCTGGCCCTATAAAACATTTATGGTTTGTGCTAAACATTCATTTGACAACGCCAAGCCTAAGCCGTATGCCTATTTCGTTTTAAGCAAAGAAGGAAACAACGCAGCAGTTGTTATGGCCCAGACCCAAAAGAGTTGGATAGTTGATAGAGTGAAGGATAGAAGATATGATAGCATGGTGCAGAATGTTTACCTGTGCCCACTAAATTTGGTTAAGTTTATATCGCTATGATTTTTAGATCTAATCCACAGAACAGAGTAAAACTAATCCCCGAAGAGAGCCATGAAAGAAAAAAGTGGCCCATATATTCTGGGGTACTGTCCCCATTTCCGAACGCCATTGCAGCAGTGGCCCAGCAATCCTATGCTGGCAATGAGAAACATTGCGATCCCCTTGAACCTCTTCACTGGGAACCAAACAAATCTAACGATCACCATGACTGCCTGATGCGACACCTTTTAGAAGAGGACTATGCAGCCGTGGCATGGAGGGCTCTGGCTCTCCTTGAAACTAAAATACAAAACGAGGAATATCATGGACCTGAATAAACTAAAACAAGACTACTCCAACCACTTAATTAACACGGCTACTATAGACCAAGTTAAGGAATTGCTAACATCTTCATTGACTGTTGTTGGTTGTGCAAATTTACTAAGACAACAAGCCTCCAAAGCAATAGATGAGATGAACGAAGAGCAGTGCGAACAGCTTAACAATCAGCTCAATCCACAGAAGGAGGAAGAAAATTTAGACGGTAATCCAGACGAGTAATCTTTGGAAAAGGTGTTTTATCTTTTTCACCTTTCATTAAACCCGTCGGGGCCGAGGTCATTCTCGGCCCTTATTTTTTTAGTAAGAGGTTAGGGAACCTCTAAGCCGCATGGCCTTCAATACATCATCGGTGATGATGCCCTTCCTGCGATACTCCCCAATCAAAACCGAGTTAGTGGGGCTAACTCCAAGGACATTTATCAGAGTGTCTGCTCTTTCGGAAGCCCCCAAACTGAGCAAGCTTCTGTCAAACTCATCTATGTTTCTTTGGGAATACCTTTGCTCTTGCCTTAGTTTGCTTAGAAGACTTTGCCGTAGCTTAACATCTCCCTTGGTACTGGCTAAAATGTTTCTCTTAGTTTCCGAAATAGTTTTTCCCCCAAGCTCTTCATAGACATCTCCCAATGTTCTAGCTTGAATGTAGTCCAACGGCTTTATTTTGTTTTGTGATATTTGTATCACATCAGCATTGGACACTCTGCTATCCTTGAATGTCTTGATAGCTTCATTGTCACTAGCACCAAGAGTTTTGAGAGAGTTGTAAACCTCAATGAGCTTACCCATTGAAGCATCCCTGTTTTGATTTGAGAGTTGATATAAGTTATTCCTTACATCCTCTGGGGTGTTTTCATCCAAAGAGTTATAACGACTCTTTATAAGTTTTAGATTTTTATTTGGCCCATTTATTTTAAAGAAAGCATCATCCTCAATGCTAAAACTATTCTGCCTAACCCCCATCAACCTTAGTGAAAGTTGGTTGGTGGTATAGTCTCCAGTTCCATCAAAGGCTTCAACCCATTTGTCCAACTCTCTTGTTATACCAGGTGTTAATAATTCCTTAAAGAAAAACTTTGTTCTATCTACAACTTGATTTCCTTCCTTTACCGATATTGGATTTCCGTATTTGTCTTCACCCCTCAATGTATCTCCCAGTGCCTGGAACATGAAGTTTCCTTTACCTAAAAATGTATCAGCAAGTATTCCTGCAACATCCCCCATTCCCGCAGCTGGAGTTTCTCCTCTGGAGAAAGCGTTAAATAGTTTATTGAACTCAGCAAATGGATTTATATAGGAGGCGTTTATATATGTTCCCGACTTTCCATCTGGGTTCATGGTTACAATCAATTCATTATCCTTGTCATAGTCTGGTATGACAGTGTTCTTGAGTGCCTCCATCTTTTCAGAATCAACTCCTTGAGCTAAGTTGAAAGCCTTGGATGCCCCTCCAAATGCAGCGGTTAATCCACCGAGAATAACTGCTCTCTTTTGTCCCTCTTTTTGAATGGCTTTAACATTGGCATTTGCAAGAAGCTCATCACTAAAACCAAGATCGCTTCCGAACTTTCCGAATCCAGGAATGCCAATCATGCTTGCAGTGGTCTTTACATTATTAAACGAGTTCCTAGAAAACTCAGCGGTCCAAGCAACAAACGGATCAAAAATACCTAACCCAGAAAAACTCCTTAATGTTTTGTTTAGCTTGTTGTAGTTAGCATAGGTGTTGTTTGTAAGAAAAGCAGAACCCCTTTCAATTTCATTAAGATATTGAGCATCGGTCATTGATGCTGGCTTAGGGAACATTTCCCTAAATCTGTTTATGTTGTTCTTCCAAACCAAATATCTAAAAGTATTGTCAGGAGTTTGATACGCTTTCCCAAATGGCTCAAAAACCTTTCTTCCAAAATCACCTAGCTTCCCATCGCTCAAAGCCCTAACAGTGTCATTGGAACTAACTTCGGCGTTCATCATTCCATACTTACGCATCTTTCCAACGTCTTGAACCAATGCCTCAGCTTGTTGGGTATCAAGACCTGCTCTACCAAGTTTTGAAACAGGGTCTCCTAATACTTGAGACAGTCCTTCCATTGTTCCAAATTCATCAAGGGACATTCTTATTCCTTTAGCTAAATCAGATCCAAAAAGGTTTGAGTTGCCAGCAGCTAAAGACGCTAGACCAGCAGTAAGTGTGTTTGTTGAATAGGAAATTGGACTAAGTAAAACCTTAGCACCTTTACTTGCGCTGGCTAAAAGTCCATAAGCTCCTTTGAACGCACCTACCATTTTATCGGTTGAGTCCATAGATGCTTCTGTAGCCTTGGTTATCAGACCAGAACCAATAATTTCTTCAACCGCAGAAGCAATCTCAGCTGGTGCAGTGGCAACAACATTCCCGTTAAATAAATTTATTTCCTTGGGGTTTTCAAAATTTATTCTTGGAGATTCTAAAACATTTCCACCCACCGAAATAATATTGAGCTTTCCTTGTTGCTGCAAATCCCTCAACAAAACTTCTTGAGACTGCAATCCAGCAACTCTCTTAGATAATTTAGATAAAGTTCCAAAAATGTTTTCAGCAACATCAGGCTTTCCCGTTAGCGGATCTTTCAATTCAACGCCAAGAAAATTAGTAAGCTCCCTTGGCATCGACCTGTTCTTGTTAAGCAAAACATCGCTTGTCCTATACTCATCTAGTATGCTTCTTGGACCAGCGGAAGACGGCAGAGAAATTCTGTTATCAGGGTTGGCAGAACGAGTAAGATAAATCTTATCAATGTAATCCTCCGCCGCTGATCTTTTAGCGCGCAAAAGCCCTTCACCTTTTAAGAGTTTACCGCTTGCATCGCTTTTATACTCAGCACCAGATATTGATTCATCGTTCTTCACCATCCAGTTTATTAAATCTTTCTTAGACTTTTCACTGGGAACATAGCTTACCTCTTCAAAAAGTGGATACTCTTGAGTTAAATAGTTTTGAAGCTTTATGCTTTGAGCTATGCTATCCTTGCTAGACATATCTCCTTGGGACTCACCCAGCACAGACTTTAGAGCAATCGACTCATCCTTACCTGTAAACCCATCCATAGTCTTGGGGTCCACAAACTCAAGAAGTTCTGTTTGTAGTTTTGTTCGGTAAGCCTTAAAGCTATTAAGTTCTGGTTCAAGTCTCTTCCTAGTTTCTTCGGACAAATATTCAGGAAGCTTTGCTTTTCTTATAAACTTTCCCCTATCTCCTCTTAGCCTACCTCCATAAGCTTCTTGAACAAATTCCCCAGCCTCATGTGGAGATGTCACATAATTCCTGATATCTTCCATTATGTTGGAATCAGGATTTTTCTGTATCTCTGTTCTTATTTCTTTTCTTATTCTACTACCGAGAGATTCTCCTTCATCAATTATACCTTGGACGGATGCTACCCTATTATTAAGCTCTTTTCCAAGTATTGTAGACGGAGCAATGGTATTAAGCATCTTAGTTAAGATGTTTCCCTGAACAACATCAGCCCCCGAACTGGGATCTGACGCATAGGCTAGAACCTTGAGACTGGCGTTGCTTATTGCGGTGTTTCTGGATTGTGAAACAAACCTATTAAACAGATTATCAACCTCAGTCTCAGGAAAATCCCCTACAATTTCTTGACCTATGGTTTTTAGAAAATCAATTTTTTCTGGATACTGCATGGTCTTCCAACTCTTGTTGGCGTCTTCCGTAACACTTATTGCAGACTCCTCTAAACTCTTACCAAGACCCGCCTTCTGTATTGATCCAAAAACGCCACCAAGCAAACCACCTAACCCTGCACCTGAACCACCATAAAGTAAAACCTCATCATAGGTTGGAAGGTTTTGGTCATTTATTAAATTCTCTATTGTAGTATCTGTGAGGCCAAGGGCTGCACCCCTAATTGCCTCTCTCTGTACAGCTCCAGGAATATTTTTAGTTCCGTACTTATTAAATCCCTTGGCCGCATTATCAAGAGCTTTTGTTATTGTTCCTGCTTTACTAGCTCCTTTTATGCCAGCAGAACCAGGTATTAAATTTACAAAACTAGCAGCGACCGCTCTACCTAAATCAAATGGCTCATCGTTTATTGACTGGTTAACAACACTACCTATAAAACCACCAGCAAGAGCAATGGGAACATACCCAACCCCAGTTGCAGCACCAAGAACTTGAGCACCTCCAGCGATACCAACCTCTGCACCGAGTCCACCAAGAATTGAAGAAAGTCCAGGAGACTCAGCCAAAGCACCCTTATCTTCATCTGACTCAAATGGATTTATATAGTTTCCGTATTGATCAAAAGGCATTGGAATAGAAAAATGTTATCGGGGTTTATCTCCAGCGTTCATGAGCCTATTAGCTATCCCCATAGGGGAATAGTCATATATTCCCTTGACAAGGCCTCCTAATCCACCGCCGCCATTATCAGCTGCGGCCTGTTCAGTTTGTTGAAAGCTAGGAAAGTCTTGAGGCTGTTCTCCCCGAATTCTAGCCCCGAAGCTCACTGAACTTCTTAAAGAATTATAAAGAGGATTTAGCTCTCTTACTCTACTCTCGTCCCCCTGAGACTCAGCTAGCTTCATCTCTTGCATAAGCATTGCAACCTGTTGATCTGGGCTCATTGACTTAAACGCACTTGCGTCTGCGGAAGAAAGACCAGCAGTAATGTTGTCAATCATCCTTGCTCTAGTAAGCGAGGGATTAAGCATTTCTGTATTAGCGTTATTCTCCATTATCCTAGACTCTGCCTCTCCGGCCTGAGCCCCCAAAAGAGCTTCCTGAAACGGACGCAGTGCTTCCTCAATGGAAATCTTTCTGCCATCAAGGCCCATCCGGTCGTTGTGAATTTTCAAGTTTTGCCTTAGAGTTTTCTTTAGCTTTTTCTGCTCCGCGCGTATCTTATCCTTGTCTCTATCGGAAGCAGCACTCAACTCAGCTTCAAGGTCTCTTGATCTAGCTGCAATCTCAGAGTTGACTATATTGAACCTTGCAGTTATTTCATCCTCGCTGAGATCCCTTGCTAGTTCATCTTTCTGCTTGGCAAGATCCCTATCAAAGGAAAGTCTTTCCCTGAACAAAGTTCCTTCTTGCTTAAGCTCCTTCCTTGCCAGCTTTATTTCTTTATTAAAGTGCCTGTCGTTTTGAACCAAGGTTTTATCAAGCTTTTTCATATCAGCTCTAATTTTCCTTTTCTCACTTGCGGTGGCATTTTCCAACCTTCTCTCAAGCATTTCCATTTCTGAACCAATATTCATCTCAGCTATGGTCATAGTATCCCTTAGCCCAGCAAAGCCCAAACCCTTTCTTGTTTTATCGTCTAGTTCGGCGATAAATTTTCTGACATTGTTGTTTGCCTCGGAAACTTTTTCGGACGATGCTATCTTGTCTGCGGTCATCCTTTCCTCCGAAGCTATTCCAGCTGAAGATATCTTTTCCTGAGAAGCAAGTGACGTCCCCAGTCGTCTCTCTAAGCTTGAGAGTTCATCTTCTTGCATACCCTCCCTGGATCTGAAGCCAGCAAATGCCACCTCCTTATCGATGTCTTGACCTCGCTCAGTTGTTTGAGTTTGAAGGTCTTGACCTCGCCTAGCTGTTTCATTCCTTCTATTGTCCGCTTGGCTATCAAGATCTATTTTCCTTTGTGCTGCAATTAGCTCAGCCTCTGTTTTCCAAGCATCAAGGGTGTCTTGTAAAATGGCATTAGCCTGTGAAGGTGGAAGCTTTCTTTCACTAACTAGGCTTCTAAACTTAGACTGATCTAAAGTTCTGAACCCAGTTCGTTCTCCCTTCTCATCAAACTCATCAATAGTAGCCTCGTCTATAATTTGAGCTATACTTGCATCTGTTTTACGCTGGGCTTGATCCTGTATAACTCCAGCAATGGAGCTACCAATGTTGGCATACATCTGTCCCGATGCCGCTCCAGCTTGTGAGAGTGCCTGTAGTGCCGCAGGGCTTACGGCCCCCAATCGGGGATCAACTGTGCTACCTAATACTGCCATAATTTTCCCTATCTATTTGTAATGCTTCTTTACTATTGAGGTCATCCACTTGCGAATGAAAGACTTTATGAATGGTTTGTTGCTAATAAATTCAGCAAACCGCTCACCATGCTTAATGTAAATTTTGCGGAACCAAGAAGGAGCTTCATCAAAAAGCCAACCTCTGAACAATAACCACATTGGATTGTTTTGTCCATAAACTTCTCTGGCTACCCAACACGCAAACATCGCCGCCGAACCTAGTTGTGCAATACCACCGAACATACCAGCTTGTTGTTGTGCGTTTGCACTCATTGCAGAAGCATCCAAACCTGCTTGATTGGCCTGTTGCTGTAGAGCCATATTGACACCCAACATTGGATCAGTTGCCTGTGGAGTGGTTCCGTACTGAGCTTGCTGTTGAGCCATACCGGCCACTTGCAGTCCTGCTGCTTGAGAAGCGGGGCGACCGAAGAAAGCTCCAATGTCTGGCCCCATTGCTTTTTGCATTCCAAACGCTTGTTGCAAGCGCCTGTCATCTTGTCCAGCCAATGCCTGCTGTTGTCCAAATTGCTGCTGTTCCATGCCAGCTTGCTGTCCGTAAAGACCAGCCAGAGCCGCATCCTGTTGTGCCTGCTGCTGTGCAAAACGAGCTGCCTCCTGTGCTCCAACACCAAACTCCCTAAGCTGCTGTTCTCTGCCTGCCATCTCTGAAGCAAAGCCAGCTTGAGCAATGTTCTGAGCCAGTCCGGTTCCTTGTAACTGCTGACCCATGCGAGCCTGCTCCAAGCTTCCTGCACCAGTAAGTGCTTGCTGTGCCTGACCAACTCTTTGACCAGCCATTCCACCAGCAGCCTGCAAAGCTTGCTGCTGCAAACCAGCTTGCTGGGCCTGTAAACCAGCGGCGGTTCCAGTTGCACCCATGCCCATTTGCTGAGAGGCTCTTTGTTCAGAAAGCCTTTGCTGCTGCATTGCCTCAGTGGAGCCAGCCATCTGACCACCCATTCCCATGCGTTGCATTTCCTCAGCCGATCTAGCTTGCTGCATTGATTGCTGTTGACCAAGAAGCTGCTGTGCAGCCATTAGGTCTGAAGCCTCATCAGCCCTGCGAGCTTCGGACAAGCGACCAGCAACACCAGCAGCGGTGGATGTGTCCCTAATCCTTCCTTGGCGTTGCCCCATAGCTAGAGCCTCTTGCTCTGCTTGACGCTGTTGGGCCGGAGAAAGCATACCAGCACTTCCAATTAAACCACCAATGCGTTGCTGAAGAGCTTGCTCCTCTTGGGAGGGGCCTCCAGCCTGAAATCCTAGTTGCTGTAAAGCCTGCTGTTGTAACGCTTGCTCTACATCAGAAGCCCCACGGGGACCAGCTTGCAACGCTTGCTGTCCAAACTGACCAAGAGCTTGAGCCTCTTGCGAGGCTGGCCTTCCAGCAGCTTGTAAAAGCCTTTGCTCCGCAACTGATGGCCCCTGTCCAGCAGCTTGAAGCAAACGCTGTTCTGCTGCACCAGCTTGTGGACCCGACAACAGGTTTTGAATTTGACCAGCAACAGTTTGCTGATCGGCTGTCTGACCCATAGCCTCTCCGCCCATCAATTCTTGGGCTCCAGCTCTGGCGGTTGTCCCAAGCCTGTCTCCGGGGCCCGCTACTTCATCAACTCCCAAGGCCCTGTCGCCCGGAGTTCTTCCAGATATTTGCTGGGCAAGATTTTTGAAACTTGCTTGTGCGTCAGATGGGCTTTGAGTGCTCACCTGCTCTGCTCTTTGAGAAGCTAAGTCTGCAAGGTTCTGAGAACCTGGATCAGACTCCCTATAAAGTTTTACAAGATCGGGAGCCAGCTCGCTTATTGTAGCAAATTCACCCTTGGCCGCAGCATCTTTTAATTTCCTGCCTACCTCTGCTTGGCTTTCAACTGCCCTTCTGGACAGCTCAAGCATTCCTGGGTTAGCATCTAATACAGAATCAGCAGCGGCATTGAAATTGCTTTCCAATGTTGCAATGGCATCGTCGCTTAAATCGCCGCTTTCTTTTAATCCCTGAAGTTCCGATGCAAGCTTCTCAGCTTCTTGGGAGTTTCTTTGTCTTTGTTGCCCAGAAAATCGTTCTTCTCTTTGTTCGGGAGTAAATGCTATCTCTGCATTAATTGTGTCCAGCGTATTTTGATACGCCTCCTTGTTTTCGTCATCGTTAGCAACAAGGTCTGCATACTCATCTTTTAAATTATTTAAACGTGATATTTCTGATTCATCATCATACCCAGTCTTACTGCTTAGTTCATCAATCCTAGATTGTATATCCCCTTCTTGGGATGATCTTTGTTGTTGAGCTGTTTGAAGCTGTTGTTCGGCGGCATCCCTGTCTCTGAGCATACCAGGAGTAACACCGCCCATCAAAGCAGTTTGAGCATCCTGCAAAGCAAGCTGCTGCATTGGTCCACGCAATGCGCGTTCAGCCGCAATGATGTCTGGAGTTGACTCTCTGTAAGCTCTAGAAGTGTCCTTTATCTGTTGAGCTACATTTATTGGATCAATCTGTGGAGCGTCTATTCTTGTGCTACCCATATCTATTATTATTTAAAGTCTCTATAGTACATCACACCTTCCCACATCTTCTTGTTTCCAAGACGTTCCATGTTGGGAAAAAAATTACTACCCTTGTCACACATTATAAAAGCACGGTGAATACCATGAGAGGCATACTCGCCCTCAAGTTTCTTTATAGCCCGAACACTATCCAACGCCTTTGCTCTCTTGCTGTCCATCCACCACCAAACAAGTGGTGCAGCTCCAACACTTGCAGAGCCAATGATGTCGCCATCCTTTCGGAAGATGTGAGTTGGCATAACCACATTGTGATCGTCAGCCAACATACGCTCTGACAAATGAGGCAAAGATTGATGCGTTACGTGTTCAGTTGTTATCATCCTTCCAATGTAGATACTCTAGCTTCCAATGCTTCAATCTTAGATACAGCTTCTTGCAATGCTGCTGTCAGGAGTGGTACTAGTTTAGATTGGTCAATACGTTGCAAAACCATATCACCATCTTCATCCACCGCATCCTTATCTCCCTTTACTGCCTCTGGAACTTGAGACTGCACTTCATGCGCAAAGAACCCATCTAAAGTAGTGTCTGGAGAGTGATCAAAGTTGAAGCGATAAACAGGTATTTGTTTCAGTCTATCAATTCCATCGGATACAGTGATTACGTTTTCTTTAATTCTATAATCAGATGCACTATTTATGCTAACAGTAGTGGAGCTATCAATGCTAATATCACCAGCTAAAGTAGATGCCGCAGTTCCTCCAGCACCTGTGTAGTAAAAAGCTACAACGGCATCCGTAGTATTTCTTGCAAAACGAGCAGCATGATTTCCCTTACGACTAACACTTAATGTGGAGCCGTTGGCGTTCTGATCTTCTATCAGACACCCGTGAGTGTCGTTCTGAAGACACGGGAAAAATCCAGTGCCAGTAAGATTCATGTACACTTGAGATGTGTTCCCAGTTCCAGCACCAAAAGTTACGTTTCCAGTAGCGGTAAGTGTTGTTCCTGTAATTGCAGCAGCAGATGCAGCTCCAATTGTTGCTCCATCTATAGCTCCACCATTAACATCTATGCTGGAAAACGTGCTAGTTCCTGTAGATGTAACATTGCCTGTTAGATTTCCTGTAACGTCACCAGTGACATTACCCGTTACATTACCCGTTACGTTACCAGTAAGAGCAGCCGAAATTGTACCAGCATCAAAGTTTCCAGAAGCATCACGGTAAACCATTGTACTTCCTACGTTTGAATTGGTAGCGTTAGACGTTACAGTGAATGTGCCACCTTCTGAACTAACACTACCACTAATACCATTGCCAGAAGTAGCACCGGCAGCAACGTATGGGCCAGTGGTATCTGTAGCCAAAGCAATTCCATTCGTTGTATTGAATCCAGCTATGGATATGTTTCCCTTGGTTAGCTTCCGTTGATTGCCAACACTGTCTACTGCTACAAAAAAGTCTCCATCACCATCAGTGGTAGAGGTGGAAAGCTCGTTTAAATCCAAAGAAATTGTAGCGGCTCCACCTTCAGAAGAAGAACTTCCATCCAGTCCACTTCCAGTTGCAATGCTCGCAACGTAGTTTCCAGTAGTTTTGGTTCCTAATGCTACAGAATTTGCAGCTACACTAGCAGCCTCAATATTCAAGGCATTAACAAACGACTGAGTAACCCTCGCATCTATTGCTGAGTTGGCCCTAGTTGATGTGTAATACAGGTTTGCTGCTTCAGATATATCATCCGTATCAAGAACCACTGCACCAGTCTGCGTATTGACGCTCGTTACAGGGGAGCCTGAAGCGGTAAAGCTAATCACTCCAGTTGAGCTATTGTAGGCAATGTCTCCGCTCGCAGATACAGAACTTCTTGCCCTAGCCGTAGTAAAATATTCATTGGAACCCTCTGTAATATCGCCTGTGTCTAGGGATATGTTAGAGGTTCCGTCAAAACTAACACCAGCAATAGTACGTGCAGTTTGAAGGGCTGTTGCTGTGCTAGCGTTGCCAGTAACATTTCCTGTCAAATTACCAGTTACATTAACACTGATGCTTGAGGGAAGACCAATAGTTAGAGTGTTCCCCGAAACCGAAGTTGTTACCTCATTAGAAGTTCCGGCAAAGTCAACTAGCTCTCCAGGTAAAATTGCATGATTGGTCCCAGTGTCTGCACCAAGACTCCATCCTCCGGTTGCACTAACCTGAGAGTCAACATACGCAGTTGTAGCAACCTTAGTGCTGTTATCTCCTGATGTTTGAGTAGTGGCGGCTACACCACTAGCTAACACGGATGAAGCGTTTACCGTTCCCGTTATATTGCCTGTTACGTTACCAGTTAAGTTACCAGTAACATTAGCAGTAATAGAGCTAGGCAAACCAATAGTAACGGTTTGTCCAGAAGCAGTAGTTTCAATTTCGTTGGTAGTTCCTGCTAGTGTAAAAGTTTGAGTGGAAAGATTAACCGTACCAGTGCCAGATCCTCCAGCTATTCCAAGAGTTCCTGATCCAGACTGACTGTCAACATACGCCTTAATGCTCTGCTGCGTAGCTAATGACGTAGCGGAGCTAGAGGCCATGTCGTCTTGGTCCAATATGAAAACCTCAGCAGGAGCAGCAGAACTACCAGAAACATTACCAAGAACCGTAAGGTTGGCTAGGTTTTCTATTTTAGCTTTCGTCACATTGCTATCTGCGATCAACGCTGTAGTAATGTTAGATGCCAAAATCTTATCAGATGTGACATTGCCAGCAGCGATCTTTGCCGTTGTCACCGAAGCAGATGCTAGCTTGCCAGTGGTTATGCCAAGATCCTTGACTATAATTGCACCACTTGAAAGCTGGGTGGATGTTCCGTCTACCGATCCAGAATCAAAAACGGCGTTATTTACCGAGTTGTTTAAGGTTGCTGCAGTTACCTGATCTCCGTTTGCAAAAGTATTCCCTGTAGTAAGTATTGCCATTTTACTCTGCTTTGTCTATTGCTCTAAATGAAACTGCCCCTGCTACTTTTAAAGCTCGTAGCCGAGGTCTCCCCTTTGTGGTAGTTAGTCTAAATTGTAATCCATAAGCTCGCTTATTTCCAAATCTGCCCCGAAGTGAAACATCTTCATCAATAGATACATCTGAACCGTTTAGAGAATTAAGACTTCCAAGATCTATTGTACCATCAATGTTCTCAGTTATTGCCTCCAATGTAGCATCGGATGTATTTTCTTCAGAGGACTGGACATGAATGTCAAAATTGTTCCATTTCTTTCTGTCCAAGGAGTTTAGCGTAAACATCCTCGTTGTTGCCGTAGCTACAATTTGTTTGTCCTCTGTGGTTTGACCGATGTTTGGAACATAGTTATCCCGATCATCAACCCTAGACTCATATCCATGAACCCCACCTTTTCGGTTTACAACGTAAACGCCTCTCTTATCCCCTGATCCAGCTACCGTTAAATTGCTGTATTCCCAGTCTGAGTCATCAACCGAATCAACTGATTCCCACTGCTTGTTTACAAAATTGTAAATTAACAAAGCATTGTTTGTGGTGCTACTGTCCAAGGGAACGGCCAAGTAATATCTGTTGTCAAAGTAAACAGACTTTGCGTTTTCAACATATGCCTTGTTTATCCTTTTAATGGTTCCTTCTATGGGACCAGACAATGGAACGTCTTGCCCTCTTAGATTGTACAGGTCCATAAAATCCAACCCATACACGCCATTGTCAGAAAGGAAAATCATGCTGTTTCCAACCTGCTGTACACTGTCTCTAGCCAAGCATCCAACCTCGTTGGTAATTAACTGAGAAGAAGCACTGCCCAAGTCTAAACTATTAGTTACAATGTGTATACTATTGCGGTTAAAGACAACCAGTTTGTCATCAGAGAATGAATGAAAGCCTACAATGTGGTCAGCAGTTCCAGCATTAAATCTAAACTGCCCATAAATTCTGTCGTAAGTATCTGCGTCTAAGATGTCTGAAAACAAAGCCTCATCCAAGATTTTACGGTCTTCAATGTTGCCTAAAGAATTGTAGTCATAGCGATATGGAACGACTAAACGCTTCTGATGATAGACGGCAAACTCAGGGGCTGGCATATGGCTAAACCCTAATCCAAGAGAAACCCTCTTGCTGTAATGATTGTTGTGGGAGGATTGGTCGTCGTACTGAGCGTAAAAAATAAACGTGTTGGCATTGGTGACGCTAGCAACCGTGTAACTATCTCCAACTACTAGCTGGTCAGAAGACTCAACAACTACTACAACATCTCCCGTCTTTAAGCCATGCCCTGTTGATGTCACTGTAACTACACCGTTTGAAATGACAGTGTTGTTTCCGCTGTCTCCCAATCTAGTTGGCTGGGTGTAAAGACCATTTGGTACAAGGGTAAATGCAGGTGAAGAAAAGTCTCCATCCCATTCCATTGCAACCTGTCCCTTTCGGAAAATATAAAGCTTGTTAAATGACTGAAGAACCGTCGCTCCTATATTAACAGACTCCCCGACAGGATAACTAATTGTAGTATTTGTTGCTCCTGAATCCGCTGTCTTAACAAGTATCGCACTATTGGTACCGACACAAGCCACATAAGACTGAGAGTCATCGTTGGGGTCTGAGTATTCGCAAGAAGCCTCTATAAAGTTCCCAGCGTTTGAGTTTAGCTTCATCCCAGAAACAACCATAGTTCCGGTTGGGTTTCCTCCTAGATTAGAAATCACAACGTCTATAGCTGTAGAGCTAGTTACAGAAGCTGTGAAGTTTCCGTTCGGACTTGTGACATTTCCTGTCGGAGTTAAACCGCTAATGCTTATCCCAGTACCATTCACTATTCCATGAGCCGAAGCAAAGGTAATGCTAATAGTTTCAGAAACGGTAGAATAGGAACTGACAGCAGGGATGGAATCGTACAAATAAAACGGAATAGTAAAAACACCAGCGGAAAAAGGAGAAGAGAATATGTCCAGTCCCTTCCTTGGTTGCCACTCACCATTTAAGTCCATGCGGCCATTGCTGGATACAGCCAATGTTCCGGCAGCAAGTTGATCTGGTCTTAACTTATTATTAAACCCAGCAAAGCCTTGATCCAGATCTTCTGAAATCCGATCATCTAAATTTCCGTATGAACTATATCTTGCCATTTAACAATTCCAAGCTTGTCTACTCCAGTAGTTAGCAGACAGTTTATTACTCTTACCCTTGATCCCACCCGACCTAGCACAATAACTTTTTTTACGTGCTGGATTACTTTTCTTGATGCTCATGTTAGAATCCCCAAAGCGTACTATCTTTTCTTTTCCACCCTGACAGGCTTTAACGACAGACTTCTTCCCGCCAGACACTTGCCTGCGCGGAACATTACACTTCATGTTTTCCTTATTTATTGCCACGCTACTTCTTTCCTTTGCCACCTTTACCGTAGCCACCACATGATTTGCGTTTTCCGTATTTCATATATATGCTTTCTATTTAACTTGTGAACTTCCGAAATAGAAACCCAGTAGAGCTAGCATCCCTTGCCTTACCTCAGGCAATAACACAAATCCCTCTAGATGTTTCCACTTGTCTGACCCTATTCCTAAAAATTTAAATATCCCTAATTTGTTTGCTTCTACCGTAACTGGTATATCAAAGAACGCCATAATGAAGGGAGCAAATACCACTGAGAAAAGTATACAAATTGCAATGAAGCGCCTGATCCACGCTCCTCCTTCTCCTGTTCGTTTTGCTGCTTTATCTGCGGAATCATCTGATACTCCTTGTTTCTTGATCATCGCATCAATAGCGTTTG